CCGACATACAAGTTACCCACATGTAACAAACAAGAATCACTCTCAGTTTTACAACAGTTCACCGATCTTACCGACACGCCCACCACATACACCGGTGCCAGTGGATTGTACGCAAGAGTCAACGATAATGAAACTGGGTTGCTGTTCAGCACCATCGCGATTGATGGTAACAGCATATCGATCGGTTCTGGTTCTGATCCGTCCACTCCAACATTCTGTTCCATTTTTCACATTCAGAGTGACGATGTTGACACCAGCGTCGACATCGAAGATCTAGCGTTAGGCCAGACATTGAGCATAACAGGAGATGTTGAACACTCAACTGATCTTGATCCTGCCAGTGTGAACGGGTTTACCAGCAGTTTAAAATTCACAAACGCTGACAATGCTGCCACTATAGACACCGTACAAACAATTGACACACACTCATTGCCGGATGATTTCACGATTGAAACTTGGTTTAACATAACAGACACAACCACACAAACCGTCGCGCCTCAAAACCTACCAGCCAACACCACAGAGTACGAAGCATCGATTGACAGCAACACACAGGTTGTAGAGTGGGGTGACATAACTGGTGATGAAACGTACGCTACCATGCAGGATTACATCGACACCATTGACCTGGATCGAAGCATGGCGGTAGCACCAGCTGGTAATTATACTGCATGTGGTACAGTCACGGAATATTTAGCCAATAACGACGACACAAGCACTCCCGACTCGTACGGTGACGTGAATCTTTCACTGAATATCGGTTCAAATGGAAATTATATTAACGTGGGTCATTGTATCGAAAGCGCAAAAGCAATCACAAATACCACCTCATCGTACGGTGAAATACATTTGATATTCAATCAAGAGATAACAGTCCCGGATCATGGGTTGGAGCATGCTCAACTGTCTATACTTCTCAACCGACACATAGTTACTGGAACTACCCTTGCTGGAGTGGCCGTTGGTATTGTGTTGTTTCAAGAATCTGCTGATGGATCAACCGGCAGTTATTGGCACCGTGGTCTCGGGAATCAAGATGGAACCTTTACGATAGCCACATCCGCAATCGGGCATTCATCTCCATACACAGAACACAATAATAATTTTTATCACGGTCTACCGTCGAACAAAACCGGCGTGACAAATGTATGTGATCTCAACAACAATTTTGCTTCCGCGCCCACGTTAGATCTCTCCCCAGGTGCCAAATTTAAACTGGGTTTTTACGGTGCGAACAGCGGTTCTGGTAATCCAATGACGTTATATGCAGCAAGATTCACGATAACATATGAACCATATTTGGGTACAAGTGTTTCTAGTTCCACCAGAAAAATATTCACTTTGGGTGACATCAGTGCTGGTTATGAAAACAACAGTTTAAAGTACTCGATTGACGGTGATACAACGGTGAATGATGTGGCAAGTATGATCACACAGGACACGTGGCAACACTTCGCGTGGACGAGATACAACGATCTCAACACGTTGTATATAGATGGTACCAACGTGGCTCAGTTCACAAATTCAAACACTCACACTGGTAGATTCACACTGGGTAGTCACAAAGGATACCAAGGTGGTCATGCAGGTTACATGCAAGACACCAGAGTGTTGAATGACTACGCCATGTATACTGGTGATACGTTCACACCACCAGAACAACCGCTAGTCACACAAAATTGTGAAAAATACGACACTCTCACGGTACCTACGGTACCTACCGAGGTGGTTCGATATGATCCAAGTGATACAGACGGTGGTGTGCAGACCATCCGAAGCATGACAACAACAGAGTATGATGCAATCATACCAGACGATAACACGCTGTACATCATAAATGACACGCCAGATGCTACACAATTCAACTTGCCGGTGTCATTTGAAGACGATGTACACATCAAAGGCAATTTGCGCGTGGATGGTAACACATATTTAAGCGCCGGTTCTTCTGGTACGATCAACGTGGGTGACAGTGACACAGATGTGGTCGTGTTCACGGCAGATGTGGCAAGTGATATCATGCTGGATACCAACATGACATACGATCTAGGTTCCATCGAGAAACATTGGCTGAATATATACACACATGATTTATGGGCTCATGGAGACGCTCAAATCACAGGCACGCTGACATCTGATGAGATTCAGACCACCACATTGACTGCAGACGGTGATGTGCGTTTCAAAGGCAATCTGATTGTTGATGGTGAGATTGAAGGTGTGACTACTGGTTCTAATAACGGTTCGTCGACATCTGATGAGATTCAGACCACCACATTGACTGCAGACGGTGATGTGCGTATCAAAGGTGATTTGATTGTCGATGGAGACATAACCTACGAAGGTGCTGAGACTTACAGATTTTTGGATGATGTTCATATCCATGGAGATTTGACTGTTGATGGTAATGTTTGGTTCAACGCGAACAACACAGACGCCACAAACAGTATATTCCTGGGAGACGCTAACACTGATTCGATAGTGTTTAACGCCAACATCAAAAGTGACATCACACCGCTTGATACAAGCACATACAATCTGGGTAATGACACCAACACTTGGAGTGAACTGCACGTTGACGAAATATACATCGGCGGGTCACCGTTGAGTGCTTCTACAGGTGTAACACAAGCGGCTAATATTAATTCAAATGGTACAATATCCAATCAAACAAACGATTGGATTCAAAGTGTAGAAGTAATCACATGGGAGACTTTGAATGGAAATCCGCAAGATACCGCTAGTGGTCATATGTACAAAATAACATTCAGTGCGAATTATTTCACTGAAGTTCCAGCTATCACAGTGACACCAAAACATTTAATCAACACTGCACACGTTTTTGCTCAATATGTCTCGCTTGATTCAACACAATGCATTGTTGCATTTCAAAAATACGATAGCACAACAACTGATGCAAAACAAACTGATTTCTGTATCACGGCTCAATCTTTTTAGATCATGGACCGTGCGTTATACATAACTATTGGAACCATGATCATGTAGCTCCGGATGAAAGTATCTGAAATAAACAAGTTAAAAGGATTTGCTCGTGCACGTGGAGAAATCATTGAACACCCGATCAAGATGTATCTTGGTAACAAATTAGTGTGGGAGCAACTTGATGAATCTGCTATAATAACACCAACAGGTGTTTTACGTGCACAGTATGACGCATCTGAAGCACAAGCCTTGACAACAACAAGCTATCTAGGTGACACAGTTGTCACCGATTGGGAAAGTACAGCTGCTGCTATTGATGGTGTGAACACAACATTAACGCAGTCTAGAGATAATTTAAAACCCAAACTCACAACACTGAACGGCTTACAAGCCGTCAAATTCGACGGGCATGACACCTATAGTGGTACACCAGAAATACCTGCAAATGCATCTGAATATCAAGCTTTCAAGAACGATTTCGATGTCAACACCACCGGAGATATTGAGGCTGGGTTGTTTGTGAGATTATTTCCATGGAGTGAGAGATACGAGCCGGATGTTGATTTATCAACATCGGGTGATGTTGTGTATTACCAAGATAGTATCTCCAATTACTGGATGGTCGACCCTACAGCCACTCTAGGCTTCAATCGCGTGGGGTCAAATCCGCCACCTCAAAATTCAAACTGGATACCTGTCCAGTTGAATGGTGGCACGCATGCAACACACTATGAACTACCCGCTGAGTGGAACACACAGCAAATAAAAGCATGGACCGATCAAGCTCCTGCCACAGAAACATATTATCTTGAGAACCGTGGCTGGTACTTTGGTTCAGGCGTGCGAGTTTCAGGAGCTGGAGACCGGTTAATCACAGCATCCGGTGGTTCGCCATTGATATCTGTACCAGGTCAGCAAACAAAATTGAATGGAATGACAATTATCATTTTGTTTCAAAATAATGAAGATCCGGATGCTTTCGGTGATCAACCTGAAGGTTGGACAGGTGAAGGTGACCAGTTGTTGCTTGATGATGAAACAGCGATTGATGGCCGTGGCAGCATCTGGTATCACAAATCACCGCATATAAACACACACGCACCATGGGAAGGTCAGTTGTACTTTGATTATCGACCAGGTGGGGCGAATAATCGAATTAATAGTACATCACGATATCGACAAGATCCTCAACTTGGAAGTTACAATAATATATCTCCACAGAGACCTAAAATATTGGTGTATCAAATAAATGAGCAAAGCAAAAAAATGAGCGTGCATTTTGATGGTCAACTGTACATTCAAGGCGATATCGTAAGCACACAACAAGAACTAACAATACAATCTAGTGCTGATTTTAGACTGGCCAATGCTGGATGGAGCCAGGCTGTAACAATAGGTGAAGTGTTGGTGTTTGATAATCATGTGGATTATAAGACACGCGCTATAAGTGAAGGTTATCTTGCGCACAAGTGGGGTATTGCTGATAAGCTTCCAAGCTGGCATCTATACAAATCAGCCACACCATCTCAACAATTGTTAGAGTCCAGCTGGACCAAAGTATAAATAATATTATGAGTGACTGTAACACAGAAACAAAACCGTTGAGTGCATTTTACAGCACCAATTTGAATCCAGTTGTCAAATCATACGAGAGGTTGGCAACTAGAATTGCATACACTCTAGGTTATCCGCAGATAAACATTGAAGCTCATCAAAATCAAGTTTATGAGAACATCAGCATAGCTATAGAAATGTTCAGTAAATATGCAGGATATACTGAGGAGTTACTCACATTCAATTCACAATTGTACAAGCCGGGTGAGGGTATCCGCATGGATGTGTTGTTCACCATCACAGACCAGATGAGCAAAGCTGGTAGTACAGACACTAATGATAACGACTCAACAACTCTTGACACCAGCTTGTACAGCATAGGAGCCGCATCCATCAACGCTAGTGATTACCCATTCACTGTGGGTGGTGATCCAAACGCATCATTCAATACAGCAGAAAGCGATGCTAGCGTGGCGAGTGACATATATGGCTCTAGAGGGTGGGACACTTTAACAGATAGTTACAGAAGAGTCATAGATATATTCGCATTTGAAGAGGGTAGCTCCAGTGGTATAAACACACTGTTCACAATCGAGCAAACTTTAGCTCAACAAACATATTTCAGTTATGCTTTAGGTAAATATGGATTCGACTTGATCAGTTGGTTCACATTAAAAAACTGGCTGGACACAAGAAGAAAGCTTTTGTCTCAAGATTATTATTACCGATTTGATGACAGAAAACAGACCATGTTTTTGACACCAGAGCCCGGTAGTGGCGCGAGAAGGACACATTTCTATGGTATTGTCGGAGCGTACGTGGAGCGACCTGTACATGAGCTTGTCAGTGAACCGTGGGTGTATCAATACGCATTAGCACTCACAAAAATTATAATTGGTCGTATTCGTGGTAAATACAGCGGCACAAATCTGTTCGGTGGAGGTGCACCGAATTACAGCGAGCTACTCAGCGAAGGTAATACTGAAAAAGAAAAGTTGGAAACCAAATTATACGAAGGTGTACCAGGCTTCGGTGACGGTCAACCACCTATGTTTTTCGTAGGGTGATGTACACATACAAAATCAGCAGTGTTGATCGTATTGTCGATGGAGACACCATCGACGTGACTGTCGATTTAGGGTTCAAAATTTTTACCAAACAACGTATCAGAATGTACGGAATCAACACACCCGAGACACGCACCAGAGACAAACAGGAGAAGCAACGAGGATTGGCAGCAAAATCGCGATTGATTGAGTTGTTACAAACTGAGGATGATGTTATATTAGTATCACATGGTGTTGGTAAGTTTGGACGAGTGTTGGGAGAGCTGTATATAAATGATACAAATATAAACGAGACACTTGTTAATGAAGGACACGCCGTTAAATACTTCGGCGGGTCTCGATGAAGAAAAAACCATACAAGAAATTCACACAGTACAGACAAGGTGTATACAGACCTGTCAACAAAACAAAATATGTAGGTAAAAATTATCCGCGTTATTTGAGTAGCTGGGAACTAAAATTTTTCAAATGGTGTGATCGTAATCCTCATGTTCAAAGCTGGTCGAGTGAGAGTGTATGCTTACCATATATATCACCTGTGGATGGAAAAATGCATCGCTACTTTGTTGATAACACTGTGCATATAAAGGAAGGTGACAAAATAACAAAATATCTTATAGAGATAAAACCCAGCAAACAAACAAGACCACCAACCACACATGGTAACAAAAAGAGATCCACTGTTATACACGAAAATGTAACCTGGCATGTGAATCAAGCCAAGTGGAATGCCGCGAAACAATGGTGTACCAAAAACGGATACACGTTTCAGATAATAACAGAAAAAGAGTTTACACGGTTCTGCCGATAAAAAAACATGGAAAAATCCAAATTTGAAATAAATAATTAAATATGCACGCTAAACTACTAGTTGAAACAGCCGATCCTCAAGATTTTGAGTACATTATTGAAGAGAAAAGCTCCAAAGGTGAGCAATCTTTTTATATTGTAGGACCTTATGCCATGGCTGGGGCTGAAAATAAAAATGGTCGAGTCTATTGTGAGAAGGAAATGGCCAGCGAGGTGGCAAGATACACAGAAAAGATGATAAAAACAAAACGAGCTTTGGGTGAATTGAATCACCCTACTAGTGCTGATGTGGATCTTGAACGGGCATGCCATCTAGTGGTGGACATGAAACAAGACACAGGTAACAGCAATGTATATATTGGTAAGTCTAAAGTGCTGAGCACACCAACAGGAATGATTGTGCAATCGTTGATCAAAGATGGATGTAGTGTGGGTATGAGTACAAGATCACTAGGCAAGCTAATACAAGAAGAAGGTTCCGGTGTGAACAAGGTGAAAGACATGAGGCTTGTGGCTGTTGATTGTGTGGCCGATCCTAGTTTTGGTGAAGCTTTTGTGAACGGCATCCTTGAAAGCAAACAATACATACTAGACAATTACGGTCAGTATGTTGAAGCATATGAAAATTTTGAAAAGGGTATATCGACTCTCCCGAAGCATGATGTAGAAAATTATATCAAATCTAGTGTCATTGACTTTATAAATGCCCTCAAGAGCAATTAATCATAATGAATTCAACAAACATAAACCACCAAGCAATCACCAAATTTGTTCAGAGTTTAGGTGAAAAAAATTACGCACAGGCCAACGCTAATTTAAAGAAAGCTATAGAAAATAAGATTTCTGATAGAATAAGCAAGCTTAAAAACATAAATATATTTAGAAATGAGTGACAATCCAATAACAGAACAACTAAAGAAGGTTGCATCAGACGTGTTGAGTGAAGAAACACTTGGCTCGATCGAGCAAGCATTTAATGAATCAGTACAAAGTAAAGCTGAAGAGTTAGCTCAGCTGCGTGTTGAGAAAGCTCTGGTCGAGCAAGACGAAGAACATTCGGTCAAGCTTGAGAGGCTTCTAAGCTGAAGCGTGTTGTTGGTGCTCTTGACAAGAACCATTCACAGAAACTCATCGCATTGGTTGAAAAATTCCGCAAAGAGATTGACGGGGATGCAAAACTGTTCAAAGAGAGCTTAGTTGATAACATCAGCAATTACATTGATCTATATATAGAGAAATCTATACCAGCTGAAGACATACAAGAGGCTGTGAAGAACAAGCATGCAATGACAGTACTCGAGTCACTCCGCAAGTCTCTGTCAATTGACAATGCATTGTCCAACACACAAGTACGTGAAGCTGTTATTGATGGTAAAAAACAAATAGATGAGGCAACCGCTACAATTGAAGCGTTGAAACAAGAGAATGAAATTCTCAGAGAACAAACTGAAAGTAAAGATGCTAAAATTTTGATCGAACAACTCACCGAGGGTTTACCAGCTACCAAAAAGCGCCACCTCGAGAAAGTGTTCTCTGGAAAAAGCACACAGTTCATCAAAGAAAATTTTCAATACACGCTGGATATGTTCGATAAAACAGAAACAGAAAAACTAACCACACTCAAAGAAGACGCGACTGCCGGTAAAAAAATCGCTGAGCGTCCAACTGTTGAAAAGAAACAAGTTGTACAAGAGAGTGTTGAATCACAAATCGAACAGTCCAATCCTGGCAACAAACAAGACGCAGGATTATTCAACAACTACATGGGGGAGTTGAATAGGTGGTAAACTTTGTTGAGGCCTTACGGGCCTGAGTAGGTACAAGGAAACATTAGATATGTCACAGGTAAAACCCTCGCAATCATACATCGATCAGGAGCGCGCAAGCGTTCTTCTTGAGAAATGGGCTCCAGTGTTGGACTACAGTTCCGACAACGTCAAAGCTATCACAGATGATCATTCCCGTTTGAACACCGCGATCCACTTGGAACACCAAGAGACCTGGTGCTTGACAGAGAATTCATATGGTGGTAACGCTCTTGGCTCTGCTGGTTCATTTGGTCAACTTGGCGGACAAGCATCACCAACTGGTGATATTTACGCTCAAGGAGACGCTCGTCTTCCCAAGATTCTGATCCCTATGATTCGTCGTACATTCCCTGAACTAATCACTAATGAGATCGTTGGCGTTCAACCAATGAGCGGACCAGTCGGACTTGCTTTCGCTATGCGTTACAAGTACGAAAACGACACACTTGGTTCCGGAATCGATGGAAAAAGTACTGGAGGAGGATCCGGCGGATATGCCGCGGGCAACCCAACTGCAGCACCAGACTCCAATGAAGCTGGATACCAAACTCTCGACACACGTTTCACCGGAGCTCAATCTGACGACTTAGTCGGCGGAGGAGAAATCGGAGATTTTGTGGACGAGGACAAAGGTGTTGCTGCGTTGCTCAAGGATTACGAACTCACTGGCAATATTCCACAGATGGTCGTTTCATTTGAAAAGACTGCTGTTGAAGCTGGTACTCGTAGACTTGCTGCTCGTTGGAGCGTTGAACTTGAACAAGACCTCAAGAACATGAACGGTATTGATATCGACACTGAATTGACAAACGCTATGTCGTATGAAATTCAGGCTGAAATCGACCGTGAAATGCTCATGAGAATGGTTCAAGTAGCTGCTTCCGCTGGAGCAGGCAAAGGTGTTAGCACCTGGAGCCCTGCTAGTGCAGACGGACGTTGGATGGCCGAACGTAATCGTGACCTTTATGCTAAGATCATCGTCGAAGCGAATCGTATTGCTATTCGTAACCGTCGTGGTGCTGCTAACTTCTTAGTTGCAACACCTCGCGTTTGCGCAATTTTGGAAATGCTCCCTGAGTTTCAGTGGATGCAAGTTCAAGGCAATGTGAACACCCAACCCGTTGGGATCGCACGCGTCGGAAATCTTGGTGGAAGGTTCAATGTTTACCGCGATACGCGTACAGAAGCACAATATGAGAATAAAGCTCTCTCTGGTCGTTCCGAACGACTTGAGTACATTCTCTTAGGATATAAAGGACCTGAGTTTTACGACACAGGTATCGTTTATTGTCCATACATCCCAGTGATGGTGCAGCGTACAGTTGGTCCTAATGATTTTGCTCCTCGCGTTGGCTTACTCACCCGTTATGGTGTAGTAGACAACATCTTTGGTGCAGATCTTTATTATCACGTGATCGTAGTAAAGAATCTCGGTGATTCGTTCACACCCGGCACACAGTCGGTGTACTTCGGATAATCTGAATAGATGCTACTTAGCCGGTGAAATGATACACCCGGCGATAAAAAACTTTTTTCGACTCTTACAGGTGATGCTGAAGAGTCGTTTTTTTTTATATTATTGCTTGGCTGTTTTGGCGTGTGTCACGTATGGATTAACGAGATGCTGACACTCTTGTGTTATCAATTCATGATCACTGGCGCGTACAGGATTGATATCAATACCACCACGACGTGCGTATAGACAGGTCACAATCAATTGTTCTGGCGACAACGCGTCATGTAATCTTTTGTATATTGTCTCACATATCTCTTCATGGAAGTGACATTCGTCTCTGAACGATACAATATATTGTAATAAACTCTCTGGCTTCACGTGGGTATGTCCACGATACATGATGTAAACATCACCCCAATCTGGTTGACTTGTCACCCTACAGTTGCTTTTAAGCAAACTACTGTGCCATCTCATGGTACTAGATAAAACACCACTCTTAGAATCAATATCCAACAATTCAAGCAAACCAGGATCTTCATTATATACAGACAACTTCATATCACTAAGTTCCTCTTGTGAGAAATATTCCTCTAAGGTGATATATTTGTTATGATCTAAAACAGTGTCTCCCTCGTTTATGAAGGTTGCTGGGTATGTTTTGACTTGCACTTGTGTTTCCAACAAGTTTGATAAATCTTCAGCCGCTTTCGTGTCAATAAAATCTAGCACGTCTTCTGGAGACCCACCACACTTGTACATGTTGAAAGAGTTGAAGTACAGCTTGATGCTTTTACTCTCCACAATATACTTACTGTCACATGGATATATAACCTTTGCTACCCCCGCCACCGGCATGCCGTTGTTTGTCAATGCACTCACTTCATACGCATTCCATGTGTCATAACCGACAAATGGCAAGTCATCGTCCTTGAGCTTTAAGTGCTGACGATTGTTGCTCCTCGGTTCATTTACCAATAGTGCCGCGTCATACTGGTCTTTATACTCCGACGTTTGTCCTAAGTGCTTTGTTATTCTGCTGTTGTCTAATGTTTGTACTCTCATCGATTTTATTTAAAATTGTTTCCATCCTCTCTTCAACTGAACCATACAATCTAACCACTTTGTCTTGCCAGAAATAATTCTCTTTAAACAATTGCTCATACCGGTCGATTATCTCTTGTCGGAATTTTACATCGACACTCCTCACACCATCATCTTCAATAGGTATGCTGTCTGGTTCTGTGTAAAAAATCACATCCAAATTATCCACTAATTCTGTCAACATGTTGCATGCATATTCACACACCCATTGGTCAACATTGCCTCTGCGACCCAAACAACATGTGTATATATATCCATCCAATATGCATCTGTCTAACACGCAGTTGTCTGTTCTGGTATGGTTTTTGAGATGTTCATTCAATATGAAAAGTTGTGTTATGTTGTTGCCGTTGAGATTTATGTCATGACCATCACGCTTTACTTTGCGTGTCACTTCATCAACAAACTCGTATTGATAAAATGTATCACCTTGTGACTTCAAACTCTTACACTCCTTGAGCAATGTTGTTTTGCCTGTACATTGTGCACCTGTGAATCCTATCAACATATCTACATTATATATTGTTCAAAGTAAATTATCCACTAATCTTTCGGAAATTGCTCTTTGTCATAAAGATCATCCCATTTTAGATGTTCATCGGTGTTTGGCTCACAACTAACGATTTTCGTTTCTGTCCACATGGCACATAGCATGTTCCACACAACTGCCGCTGCATGATCTTCTGAATTTTCGCCCCGCCACCATGCTTCAAGATGTCGATGTGCACAATCGTAATACACGCTCAATGGCATGCCTTTCATCCAGTTGTTCTCACCATATTTTTCAGCGCCATCCAAGTATCTTTTCATCACACGCTTCAACTCTTGTTGAGGCATTAGACTCATCCGTAATTTACCTTCTCCAGTGTCTCGTTGAGCACCAGTATCAAACTGTCTATTTATTTCTTCCTTCATTAATATCCTTGGCGTCTTGATGTTGATATCTACGATCATATGTCATGATCCCACAGAATGCTGCCATGCATGCCGAAAACAGGCACATCCATTCACCTTTATATGCTAAATACACTGCAACCCACACATTAGTCACACATGCAACAACCAAAACTTTGCCACGTGTGTTCAAATGTCTCCAGGGTTTGATCATCATTTTACAGTTATTTTTGGTCCGGTCCGGTTCCATAGATCAACATCACATATCTTGAACCGATCTCCTGTGGATGTGAAGCGCTTCACTTTGCCTAATATATCTCTCTTGCGTCTCAATCCGCGTTTTTCTATCTCAACACAATCTATCAAATCAGTTCCATTGTATCCGTGCTCATATGATGTGCTGAACAACCCATCCGGATGTACAAAACCTATGATTACACCATATTTTTTTCTGCCCGCACTGTTCATACACACAACATCACCCAACTCGAACGCTTTGCTTGTGTCAAATGTGAACGTTTCATCAATCAATTTGCATCTGTTGGACTTGAGATTGCGTCTCTTGAAGGATCCATCTAACTTCATCATAGGTTTGAGTCTCATGTCGTATAATATAACTTCATATTTTTGTGACTCACCAGTTCCAACAATGTTGCACACTTCACCTACAATGGTTTTTTTGTTAGTTGTGTCACGATATTTCACGACACTGCCTATTTCAATCTCGTCTTGTAAGTTTAGTTTGAATCTCTTGATCATGGTATGGGTTGGTCTGTTTCGTGTGTTAAAAAATCCACCCACAATTGTGTCGCCATCTCGTGCAAGTGTGTTGTTAGAGTAGCTTCCCCAGGGAAATGATTGGAAGTGGAGCAACTAGCCAGCACTTTACCTTCATCTACTTTGTGTATCACACGGTGAATCACACATCCCACTTTTTTATATTTGCTCTCATCAGGCTCCTCCGCGACCCGCTTTTGTGGATCAGCTCCTTTGAGCTCTGGATATTTAGTGATCAGCCCGGGGTGTAAATTGTATATCTCATAGTGCTTGCAAATTTTTTTGGGTACAATTCTCATCCAACCGTGTAACGTGACCACGCTGTCTTCATCTTTGATGACTCTCTCATAATCCGCGTCGTCCGGTTTGTCGCGAACGTACACAATATCAACTCGGTTTTTGAGTTGTTTGTTTATATTGGCATCTGGTGGATTGTTTGTTATTACACGATCTGGGAATCGTCCTATCTTTTTGGATAGTTTGTATATCTCTGAACCTGTGTGGCTGAAGAAAGCCACCCATCTTTTGTTATCTAATAGCATGTTATCTGTTAATAATCCTTTTAAACATTGTAGTGTTATATTCCAAATCTTGCAACTGTTTGTCTGTAAATTGATGCTCGATGAGATCTGCTAATAATGTTGATGGTTTGTGTGACAGGCCTTGGTCGTGATTGTATCTGTAACCTTTGATGGCTGCTACCACTGGATTGCTGGTATCAACACTTTTGATATTGTAGATGTTATTGTCTATGTAATATCTGAACTCCCGAGCCAAACTACAACCCAGCAAATGATGTGGCTTGTCCCAGCACCAATATCCCTCGTCAATCAATTGTCTTATGAACCGCTTCCTGCCGGAGCTGTATTTGACCAGATTGAGTTGAGCGTAATCATCCTCAACAAACCCAGTTTGTTTATAATAACTGTAATCAAAACTTATAGCTATATAATCAGCATGGTCTTTCATGAAGTTGTAACATCTCACCAGGTCGTTCCAATCCTTACCTTGAACCACTCCAATTCTCAACGCATCGGTATTATCATCATACATTCTGCACCAGTTCTTCCATTGTTGTATGGTATCTGGAGCGCTCTCCAACACATCCGGTACAATGTAATAATTGGGTTGCAGTCTGTCTACCCACTCTGAGTATTTCTTTGGATCAAACGCTTTCTTCAATTCAAATATGCTGTTGTCTAATAGAACAGGTACATCAGTATCATCAGCAAGGTGTTTGTAATACTTCCAATAATCTGGATGCGTTTCAAACAAATGAACCAATGCATACCCATAATCATTATATTCTTGCGATTTACCCAAAATCGAGATTGGACTTTCATGTGACACTTCAATAAACATAATATAATTATATGAACATTTGTTGCATATGTCAACGATAAATGGTATAATTGATAAATAATTATGATGAGTCAAACACCAGATATGTCAGTCGGTACCCGACGTGTGATGATGAAAGCTAAACGTTATGCACAGGATTATAAACATGATTTTATAACAACTGAACATATATTGCTCAGTATTCTGGAGACAGACCGACCGGTGAAAGGCATACAAATCATCAAGGAGCTAGAGATAGACGTCAAGGACTTCAGAGATTTTGTGATGGATAGTTTGGGTAAATACAAAGGAGACAAAACACCAGAGCTGAAAGATATCGAACCCAGCGCGAGAGTTCTCAAGATGATGTCTTACGCAGGAGCCATCGCCAAAGAGATGAAAACCGAGTTGGTTTCGATAGACCATGTGTTGCTCAGCATACTTGTGAGTGATGCTGGTAGTGGAAACAATTTGTTCAGACTAAAGAATATAGATGTCAACTTCTTATACGAGTTGATATATGCTGAGATACAACCACCCAAGCGAACACGCAAGCGTAGCAAAGCAAAACAAACAACCACAGACACGTCTCGTGGACCAGCTGAGATGGCTGAGAGTCAAGCCAAGGTGTTGGAAAAATACACAACTGATCTGACTGTGCAAGCAGCAATGGGTGAGCTGGATCCAGTGATCGGTAGAGAACATGAAGTGCAATCCATGATACAGATACTCAACAGACGCACCAAAAACAATCCGGTGTTGTTAGGAGAACCCGGAGTTGGTAAAACTGCTGTGGCTGAACTGCTGGCTCAACGGATTGTGGCGCGAGATGTACCCAAGCGTTTGAGAGACAAACACATACATGTGCTCGATCTGACCAGACTGGTGGCAGGCACTATATATCGTGGCCAGTTCGAGGAACGAATGAAAGAGATTGTCACGTTGGCATCTGAACGTGACGATATAATATTGTTTGTGGATGAGTTGCACATGTTGGTAGGTGCAGGAAGCACCACTGGCAGCATGGATGCTAGCAACATTCTCAAACCAGCATTAGCCAGAGGTCACATAAGTGTGATTGGAGCCACCACTTTGCAAGAATACAAAGAATTTATCGAGGGAGATGGTGCACTGGATCGTAGATTTCAGACTGTGTTGGTAGATGAACCAGCTGCAGATGACACTCTGCAGATACTCAAGGGTATTCGAGACAAATACGAAGAGTATCATAATGTGAAATACAACAACAAAGTGTTGCAAGAGATTGTGTTTTTGTGTGACCGCTACATGACCAACAAAAATTTTCCAGACAAAGCGATTGATGTGATGGACGAGCTTGGTGCCAAACTGAGTGTGAGCCGATTCAAATCAAGTGCCGAGCTGGACAAGCTCAAAAACGAATTGATTGACATCATGGAGCTGAAAAACAAGGCTGTTGAGAATGAAAATTTTGACCAGGGTATCACATACAGACACACTCAATATGAAATTGAGGAGCAGATGTTATGGGCCATCGCGGATCGTGAGAGTGACGAGCTCAACAACACCACACGCATACGCATTCAACCACATCATGTGAGAGAGCTGATATCTGATCATTGTGGTGTGCCTATCAGTTCCATTGAAGAGAACGAACAAGAAAAACTCAAAAGAATGGAGAAAAACATCAACCGTGTGGTGATAGGTCAGCAACAAGGTGTGGAGAAAATATGTGCTGCTATAAAACGCAGCCGAGCCGGTGTGAGTGATCCTAACAAACCCATCAGCTCGTTGTTGTTCTTGGGACCAACTGGTGTGGGCAAGACCATGCTGGCACGCACGTTGGGTGAGCAGATGTTCGAGAGTGACAAGTTCAAACAGTATGACATGAGTGAATTTTCCGAGAAACACAGCATCAGCAAATTGATCGGTAGTCCTCCAGGCTATGTAGGCTATGGAGAGGGCGGCAGCCTCACGGAATACGTGCGGTACAATCCGTATTGCGTGTTGTTATTTGATGAAGTTGAAAAAGCTCATATCGAGGTGCTACAAGTGTTTTTACAATTGCTCGAGTACGGCTGTCTGACGGACAGCGAGGGGCTGGAAGTGAACTTCCGCAACACCATCGTGATCATGACAAGCAACATTGGAGCACATCTGTACGACAAACGCAGCTCGGTGGGCTTTGGTCACACCGAGGACACTCGCCAGAGCATCATCGATCAGCTCAAAAAGACATACGCTCCAGAGTTCATCAACAGATTTGACGAGCTGGTGGTGTTCAACAAGCTGGAGAACCATCATCTGATCGACATCACCACACAATTGCTAGGCGTGTTGAGAAGAAACATACGAGAGAACACTGGCAAGCGTGTGAGGATCACACCTGATGTGGCCACGCTGTTGACCAACCAACAACAAGATTGCTCGTATGGAGCTCGACCCATCAGGCGTTTGATCACCGAACAAGTGGAGACACCACTGGCCGACCACATGATAGACAATCCTGATCAACGCACCATACAAGTGGAGACACAAGATGGTCAGATAGTGATCATTTGAACGTGCTGTAGTAACGATTCATCTCGTCCAACACACGAGTCTCCATCATGTCCATGAACGCGTCATCCAGCGCGGGCAACTCACCATGCTGATCATGATACTCGGTCAACACACGCGTGATTATCTCGTCTTTGTAGCATTCGATCATGTGCAACACATCCTTGCGTGAATCGTTGCACATGCAAGGCTCGTAACAGATGGGACAATGCATGCTGTGCTGATCCATGTTGGTCACATACTGACCCATGTAATCCTGTAATGACAAAGTGAACTTCATTTGCCTAAGTATTTATATGGGACCCATACTAAACACAATCATTGGAGCCGGTATAAAACTGGGTGTGAACCTGATCAACAGCTGGCTGGAACAAAAACGCCAGGATCAGATGCTGCTGGCCGCACGTGACAACAAGATGTTGGACTCGTTGCTTGACAATCAAAAACGTCAAGCCAGTGACCCGTTCGTGCAGATGACCAGAAGAATCTTGTTCATGAGCATCACGTTCACGTTGTGCTTCTTGATGATCTACTACGCCACCAACCCGCAGATAACATACGATGTGATCGTGCCCAAAGGTGAGAGCGCCAGATGGGGCATCTTGAGCTGGATATTCGGAGGCAAAGACTGGGAGCTGGTGCAAATGACCGGTGGATTGTTGCTCACAAGCTTTTTCGACCTGTGCTTCATGGTGATCGGATTCTACGCGGTGCCCAGCAAGAGTCGCTAGACCGCCACACCAAACGCTTCAATCAGCTTCTGCACCACCATCTCGCCGTCTCCTAGATCGATCGGAGGTGCTTCTGGCATGTGGATGTCCTCTGCATCATCCGTGTCACTGTCGTCTCCATAGCCATAGTCTCCATAGATCTCGTCACCATCAGCATCTGCATCTATCTCCAACACATGCGTGGGTTCTGGTGCTGGTGCCGGAGTCCAGTCCTCGGCCTCCAGTTTGTATATGTCGCTGAATATGATCCACAACAATTGCTTGGTGGCTGGTGATTTCTTGCTGCGACTCACAAAGTCCACCACCTCTTTCTTGTCAAATTTGCCATGCAGATCACGTATCGGGTCATGCAAGCTGCCGTAACACTTGTGAGGTATGTACTCGTTGGCCAGAGTGGCACAGTCTCGAATCACATAATAAGCACTTTTCTTTTTGATCTCCACACCGGTGTCCGGCTTGACCATGGCCACACTGCTGGGATGCATCAAGTTGCGCTCCTTGATGGCACTGGTCTCCATGATCTTGTGCTCGAACTTCATCGCTTCTTGGTGGCGCGAGTCTTGGTACAGAGTCGATCCACCACCTCTCTTAAATCTTGTTCGGTCATGAGTCGATCGGTCATGGCACGTATGGTTTGTTCCAGCTGCTGTATCTTGCGGTCTTTGGAGTTCAAACTGTTGGTTAAATCGTCTATCTGTTTGAATAGACCGTTGATCTTGGTGAT